TCAGATGAGTGGAGATTAGCAAGGCTTGGTCATGTATCTGCTAGTGGTATTTCTGCACTTATGGCTAAAGGAGCAGGAAAAACAAGGCAGTCTTATTTAGAAAAGATTGTTGCAGAACGATTAACTCAAGAAATAGGCGAAGGCTTTACAAGTGCAAGCATGGAGCATGGGACTAATACAGAACCCTATGCAAGAATGGAATACGAGGTTTCATGTGAAACATTTGTAACAAAGACAGGCTTTCATAAGCACCCTAGTATTAAATGGCTTGGCGTATCTCCTGACGGCTTAGTAGGCGAAGATGGCCTTGTAGAAATTAAATGCCCTAATACAAGCACTCATCTTGGATATATTAAAGAAGGCAAGTGTCCTACTGAGTATTACAAGCAGATTCAATGTCAGCTATGGGTTACAGGTCGGAAATGGTGCGACTTTGTATCCTTTGACCCTAGAATTAAAAAGGAAAGTCTAAAGCTATTAGTTGTTCGAGTTCAAAGAGATGAAGAACTAATTGCAGAGATGGAATCCGAGGTTATTAAATTTTTAGCAGATGTTGAAAATTACATTAAGGAATTACCATGAGCATTGAGATATTTTTAGATATGGTAGCAACGCCAGTCCTCATACTATTATGGGTGACTGTTATTATGAAACTAATGCCAATATGGATAGTTCTTTTGGCACTCTTAGGAATGGGGAAAAAATAATGGGTTCGTTAAATAAAGTTCAATTAATCGGTCGCTTAGGAAAAGACCCTGAAACACGCAGAATGCCTAGCGGTGATGCAGTTGTAAACTTCTCAATTGCTACTAGCGAGAAATACAAAGACAAGACCAGTGGCGAGCTTAAAGAAGTTACTGAGTGGCACAATATCACTGGCTTCGGAAAACTAGCCGAAATCATGGAGAAATATCTGACTAAGGGCAAAGAGGTTTATATCGAAGGCTCTCTTAAAACACAAAAATGGACAGATGCTAATGGTGTTGAAAAATACAAGACCATTATTAAAGCAGAGCAGATGCTAATGTTAGGCGGTAAGACAGAAGCAAATACAACTGCACAACAAGCAACATCTACACCTGCTAATCTTGCAGACATAGATGACGACATTCCGTTTTAATCACAAAGGAGTATTACAATGAAAAAAGAAAGTTTGTAACTTGCACAACTTGTTGCTATTACGGAAACTGCACGACAAACTGTTATTGATTTACAATAATCATTGATTAGCTAGTAGTCTTTGGGTGGGGTTCAGGGCTAGCACCCCTAAATATCTGCTATCTTCAGCGCAAGGCTGGACTTTCGTGTGGTTCCCCACCCACCTTTTTTATATAAAATATAATAACCCTATACATTTGTAGGGTATTTAGCCTGATAAATACTTGATTGTATTAAGCAAAAAATAAATAAAATTAGTTATAAAAAAGTGTTTACATATTCGTAAATCACTATATGATTCTATTTATACAAACACACACACGAAAGGTAGTAAAAAATGAAAATCACTCCTAACTCTTTTATCAAGCAAGAAACATACAATGCATCAGAAGAAGTTTTTGAAGTAGTAGCAGACCGCAAAGGTATCCGTTACGAAGTTCGCAGACCTACATCAGGTTCTACAGTTGCAGAATTACCATGCGGTTTAACTCCAGACTGCAAGCAATTAGCAAACTTATTAGCAAATGCTCCTGATATGCTTAGAGCTATTGAGTTTGTATTAGAAAACTGCGTATTAGATGACCAAGCAGTAGAAGTATTAGAGGCAGTAGCAGTAAAGGCAAGAAATTACTAATCACACGAAAGGAAAAATCATGGCTTATATGAATCAAGAAAAAAAAGCAAAGATTGCCCAAAAACTTAAAGAAGTTTTAGGTGCTTATGACCTCAAATATACATTAAAAGTTCTTCACCATTCTAAAATTATTTTAACTATTAGAGAAGGTGAAATTGACTGGAGTAAGTTTTATAACGGAGAGCAAAATGACCGTGGATACTGGCAGGTCAATCATTACTGGATAGATAAAAACTGGAATGGATTAGCTAAAGAGCTATTATCTAAAATGAATGATGCTATGCGAAGTGCAGACTGGTTTGATAAAAGTGATGCTATGACCGACTATTTTCATACTGCATATTATTACGATATTCATATCGGAGAGTGGTGCAAACCATATAAACTAAAGGCGTTGTCATAATCATAAATCTAATGTATGATGCTTTTGTAATAACTCACAGGAGCATCACATGGAAGAAATTAAAAGGTCGGCTAATGCCGCATCTAAAGTCAGAGCTTTATTTAAGTCATTAAAAAAACCTCTTACACTCTCAGAAATCAATCAGCATCACAAAGAATTAAAGCCTACTGAAATCAGTATGGCGTTGTCCTACTTGCGACACAATCGTTATCTATCAAGAGAGCAGATTCCTAATACAAGCCCTAAAGGTAGAAAACAAATCTTTATCTATACATATCACGACACTAAATTGCCTAAAGATGCAGAGGTAAAAAATGAAGGTTGAGCACATAGATATTGAAAAGCTAATTCCATATGCTTTAAATGCTAGAGTTCATTCAGAAGAGCAAGTAACACAAATAGCTTCATCTATTAAAGAGTTCGGTTTTAACAATCCAGTCCTAATTGACAAAGACAATGGTTTAATTGCAGGTCATGGAAGGGTAATGGCCGCAAAAAAATTAGAGCTGAAAAAAGTTCCTTGTATTAGGTTAGAAAATTTATCAGAGGCTCAGAAAAAGGCATACATTTTGGCAGATAACAAGATTGCTCTAAATTCCACATGGGACGAGGAGATGCTAAAAACTGAGTTTGAGCAACTAAAAGAATTTGATTTTGATTTAGATTTAACTGGCTTTAATACTGGAGAAATTGCAAATATTGAGCTAGATAAAGAAACAGGCGAAACTGACCCTAATGCAGAGTGGGAAGGTATGCCTGAGTTTGACCAACCTGATAAAACTTCATTTCGTCATGTAATAGTTCACTTTGAAAATAATGATGACTGCGCAGAATTTTTTAGCATCATAGGCCAAAGTCATACGGAAAAAACAAAGTCAATTTGGTATCCTGAGCAACAAAATATGGACACAGAATCTAAGCGATATGGTGACGAATGAGTTTTTTAAATAAAACTAAGTTATCTGATTTTGATTGGCTTATTAATGAATGTAGTAACTATGTGCAAATTGATAAGCCAATCGCTATTGATTCTGTTAAAGGATACATAGATTTATTAAAAAATGGCAAACCAGTAAGCAATACAAATGCAATAAAAAAATTAGAAAACAGATGGTATCAGTCATTAACAAGTAAGCCGGACTATGCCGTTTATTCACACCCTATGTATATTTGTGATGTTTGGATTTGTTGGAGCTTTTATTCTAATAAATCAATCAAGGCCATAATAAATCCTAAGTCACTTATGAATAGAAGTGTTGCAAATTACCTTGGAAGTTGTAAAAAAGTGTTAGATTTAGGTTGTGGATTTGGATTTACAACTGCATGCTTAAAAGAAATTTTCCCACAGGCTAATGTTTACGGCACAAATATCAAAGATTCTTGGCAATATAATATATGTGAAAAAATATCTAAACAGTATGGATTTAATGTATTAGAAGATTCTAAGCCTATTGGAAATGTAGATTTAATTTTTGCTAGTGAATACTTTGAGCATATTGAAAATTCTTTAGAGCATTTACACGAAGTAATAACAAATCATAGACCTAGAATGCTAGTAGTTGCTAATGGTTACAACGGCACTGCTATTGGACATTTTAACTATTACAAATATAAAAATAAAAAATATACTGCAAAGCAAACAAGTTTAGATTTCGGAAAAATGATGCGTCATTTAGGTTATCAAAAATTAAAAACAAAAATTTGGAATAATAGGCCAGCGATATGGGTCAAAGTTTAAATCCGCAATTCCCTTTGTATATACCAAGCAAAGGGCGTAGTGAATATATGATTACAAGCAAGGTGCTTACTGAGCTTGGAGTTAAACATTACATTGTTGTAGAGCCACAACAGGTAGATGATTATTTGCGTGCAGTTAAGAAAATGAATCTGTTAGCAACAATTCTGCCTTTAGATATGACCTACAAAGAAAAGTATGAATTATGTGATGAGCATGGTTTAACTAAAAGCACAGGGCCAGGTCCAGCAAGAAATTTTGCATGGGACCATTCTATATCGCAAGGCTTTAGTTGGCACTGGGTTATGGACGATAACATTCAATCGTTCCGTAGATTAAATAAGAACGAAAAAGTAAAAGTAAGTAACGGTGCAATTTTTAAAGCGATGGAAGATTTTGTATTACGCTATAAAAATATTGCTATGGCTGGTCCTAACTATTATATGTTTGCACCTGCAAGGGTCAAGCAACCGCCTTTTATAATGAATACTAGGATTTATTCCTGCAACTTAATCCGTAACGACTTAGGCTTTAGATGGCGAGGAAGATATAACGAGGATACTATTATATCGCTAGATATGCTTAAAGCAGGATGGTGCACTGTGCAATTTAATGCTTTCCTACAACAAAAGATGCCAACCCAAACTATTGGTGGTGGAAATACACAGGAGTTTTATCACGCAGAAGGTAAAGTTCAAGCAGGACAAAAATATGCCGATACAGGCACTTTAGCTAAATCTCAAATGCAGGTAAAAGTGCATCCTGATGTATCAAAACTTGTATGGAAGTTTAATCGCTATCATCATCATGTGGATTACACACCTTTTAAAAAACTAAAGCTAATCCGTAAAGAAGATGCAGAAATACCAAAGCAATCTAACGATTATGGAATGAAACTAAAAAGAATTAAAAAGTGACTAAATGCAAATCATGTAATACTATTGCAATATATGATATGACTTGTCCCTTATGTAGAAATAGAATCCTAATGGACGAGCCGTGTAAATATCTAAGAAAACAAATTGCAGGTAGTATTAGAAAATATGGAGAGCTTGGGGATTGGATGGTCAAACCTCATTGTGGTTGCCTAGAAAAATGCAAGCGTATTGAAAACATGAGATTAGCAAAAGCAAATTAGTTATGAATGAAATAAAAGCAGTATCAAGAATAGGTCAAAAGTTTTGTGTTTCTTGTATGAGATGGATGCCTGAACTAGGTGGCAAGAACATAACTAGCGATGACAAATTAACTTATAAGTGGAAATGCGGAAAGTGCTTGGAAGATAAAAATGGCTAAATCAGCAATAAGCGATAAGGATTGGGATAAATATAGAACAGAGTATGTATCCTCATCTATTAGTATTAGAGAGCTTGCTAAAAAGCATGGTTGCTCTGAAGATGCTTTAGAAAAGAGGGCAGGCAGAGAATCATGGGCGGAAGCTAGAAGAAAATTGTCGGCAGAGGTACAAGCTAAAGCAGATGCAGAACTAGCAGAAAAAAGAGCAGGAGAGCTAGCAGACTTTAATGAGCAAGACATAACTATCGCTAAGGCCATTAAAGTCAATATCGCTAAACATTTAAAAAAGACAAATAATAATAATGAGCCGTTAAGTATTAGAGATATTAAGTTGCTTGCTAGTGCCGCAGAATCAGCGCAGAAGATTGGCAGATTAGCTTTAGGGGTAAGCACTAACAATAACGAAGTAACTGGTAAAGATGGTCAGCCACTTAAATCTAGCCTTGAATTGATATTCTTAGACTAATGTCGCAGATTGCATATCAGAAAAAGTTTAGAGGGCTTTTTGAGCCTTATCGTTATAAAGTCTATTATGGTGGGCGAGGCTCGGCAAAATCATGGAGTTTTGCTAGAGCTTTACTAAGTATTGCAAGCAAACAACAAACACGAATCCTCTGCGGTCGTGAAATACAGAAATCAATTAAAGATTCTGTGCATAGGCTTTTATGTGACCAAATAGAAATGATGGGCTTAGATGCGCATTTTTCTACCGTTAATAATGAAATCCGTGGGATTAACGGAAGCCTATTTTTATTTGAAGGCTTAAAACATAACATTAACAAAATTAAATCTCTTGAAGGCATTGATATAGCTTGGATTGAAGAAGCTGAAAAGGTAAGCGCAGATAGTTGGGAAGTATTAATACCAACCATTCGTAAAGAAGGCTCTGAAATATGGATTAGTTTTAACCCATCAGACGAATCAGACCCAACCTATAAAAGATTCATATTAAATACTCCGCCTAATACATTATTGCAAAAGGTATCGTGGCGTGATAACAAATGGTTTCCAGATGTATTAGTAAAGGAGAAGGACTATCTTAAGCAGGTCGATATTGATGCTTATAACCATGTATGGGAAGGTGAAGTATGGTCAAGGTCAAA